CTTAAGTTCAGGGAAAGCCATGCGATCTTTAAACGCATCCAGAAGGATAAGCTGGGGGGAGTCATTTTCTTCCTCGTTGTAGAAGATGCCCCACGTTGTGCAGGCTGAATAGTCGGAGTTATTCTTGGTCTCAAACGCCGTATCCCAAGACTGGATGATGTATTCACACCTTGGTGGGTCTTCCGGCTCCCAGATACGCCACATCTTGCGTGAAACAATGGCCGAGTTCTCGGATGTGGGCTGCTGCATGTACTGCGCGTTCCAATAACGCGGGTCAATGCTGGCTTTTGTCGATTTCAGCGCCTCAAGTGACCACTGCTCAGGCCATAGGGACTTCTCGTCTTCTTCGTCCTCGTTCAAAATGGCCGGCAACTCCACAATCTCCCATGGAACCGCCTCTGGGTTCTTAGTCTGGTAGTCAATCAGGCGCCCAGTCAGGTCTAGGAGCGACCAACGGGTCATCACAATGATAATCCCACCACCCGGCATCAGACGCTGCAGTGGGCCCGTCTGGAACCAAGACCAAGCTGTATCAAAGGCAAGTCTAGAGTTAGACTTTACGTCCTGCTCCGAGTGAGGATCGTCAATAACGAACAGATCAGCACCACGACCAGCAAGAGCGCCCCCGACACCAGCAGCATAGTACTGACCGCCAGCGCTTGTAGACCACTTACCGGCAGCTTTTTGATCGTCTGCCACCATAGTGTTGGGGAAAACTTCTCTGTATTCATCTGAATCAATCAAATTCCTGATGCGCCGACCAAAATCTTCCGACAAACCCGCAGTGTGCGTGCCCATGATGATCTTCTTCTCGGGATATTTGCCCAAAAAATACGCAGGGAACAGGTAGGACGAGAACTCAGACTTACCCATACGGGGCGCGATGTTGATAATCACGCGCTTTTTCCTGCCCTCGACCACATCTGTAAAGATTTTGGCTAGCTTCTTGTGGTGTGGGCCGATCTTAAAGCCCGGATATACGGCAGTAGCGAACCCCAACATGTTTGTTTTAGCCGCCTGTAGTCTGGCGCGGGACTCCCGAAGCTCCAAGTCTTCAAACAACTCCATCTTTTCTTTGACGCTCATGTGCGGCAAAGCTTTGGCCATAGCCTCTAGCTCAAGTTTACTCAGGGTGGTGAAGTTCTCAGGCTTCATCTGGTTGGTCTTCTGCCACATCAACAACGTCAATCACACCCATGAACCTGTTGAGCTTCTCTTTAATGCGTGTCTCAAGCTCCACATCCGACATCTGGGTCTTCTTGACCTCAACCCGCTCAGTAAACAGCGCCACCTCGGTGACCTTACCGAGCATGTCCAAGGCTTTAAGCCTGATGCGTGCGTCTGGGTGTTTGACTTCTTCTAGGATCTGAGCCACTGCGTAGCCCCGCAGTTCCTTGGCCTGCTCGACAAACGCCCAATCGTAGGCTGTCAGCATCCCAACTAAATGCTGCACTGCAGCAGGAGCCTTGATGTTAGCTAGCGCTTGCTGTGTGTTCTGGGGTGGCTGGCCGGTGACTAGGGAAGCAAAAGAACTTCTTGCCGCCTGAGCGTCTGCCTTGGACTCTACCTCTTCGTCGTCTAACCCCAAGTCTTTGAGCCACTGCGCTGTCTGTACTTGCGCGTCAATGATATCTGCTGGCGCGGCTTGCGCGAAAGGCAATGGCGTAGCCATGGTCGTTGCGACCACGTCCGGTTCAAACTCGCCGTTAATCAGATGTTCAAGCATTGCGTAGGGTTAGTGCTGGCGTCGCACTTGTTGCCTCGTTGGTGTTAGTGTACACTTCTTTTCGGTGATGGCGCAAGTCATTGCTTCTCCTTGATGGTTCAGTTGCCATCTTTTGCCCCGGCTCGCAAGGTCGGGGCATTTTTTTATATAGTGTTGTCCAACGTTTGACATTGCTTCTTGGGAATTTTTTAAAATTTTTAGGGGGTGGGGATCGTAATGTGGGTATTTCGATCCTGTTTTTTGAAAATCTGATTTGCGGTTATGGAACAGTGTTTATATAGGACTGTGACGGCGACCTCAAATAGGGTTGGTGGGGGTAGGGTGGGGTCAACGCCACGCCAAAAACGCCCCCTCAGAGAGCCGATACAGCCACAAAATGACCCCCATTCGTAACATAGAGGTATCGGTTAGGAAGTCCTAGCCGATTCGGGGAGATTTCTCCCCGACATTCAACTTAGTCTATCAAGGAGATAACCATGACTAAAGCAAAACCAGTAGTAGTTACGTATCAACAGTTCGCTAGAGGTGTGGGTGCAACTGATCGCATCACACTAGAGGCGAGCCTTGCATGGCACAAGGAATACCTGAAGCTCGACAAGGAGAAGCAAGGCGAGTGGAAGTATGACTTCGTGTTGAACTATGTGATCGGTCGCTTGTCTACGGATGAGAAAGAGTTCACGTACAAGCAAGCCGAGATTATTTGCAACAAGACTCGGGAGAAACGCACCGCAGATGAGGAGAAGGCGGTCAATGCAGGTGGTAAGAAGTTTGCCTTTCACATTAGTCGCCCCGAGGCATCTGACGGCAAGAAGCCTGCTGTGGCTTTGCCCAAAGGTCTTGTGAGCAACATCGTCACCGAGATTATTGATGCAGGGTTGACCAAGGAACAGTTCGATGAGTTGATCGCACAAGTCAAGGCATCTATTTCTTTCGGTAAATAATCTGGGGAGATTTCTCCCCGATTCCTTCAGGCGGTGCAAGCGTGATGCTTGCCCGCTGTTTCAAATCTTGTCCAACCTAGGAGATCACCATGCAATTATCTGCACCTTTCACCCCCATTGAGTTCTACGATGCGAGCTTCAACACAGGCTCAGCCAACACCTTGTGGTGCGTTCGTGTCACAGGCGCAGTTCGTTACGAGCCAATGCCAATGCCCAAAGATCATTGCGTTGCACCCCCAAGCGACAGCACATTCGACAACATTTCATTCATCTAAGGAGATCACCATGTACGCAATCATCGTTCGCAACCAAGGCTACAACCACGAATACAAAACAGCATCGCAAGTAGATGCACACACGTTGTTCCACGCCCTCACCAAAACCTTCCTTCATGTGGAGATGTGGTCAGGCAACGACATGGTTCAGCAATACAAGAACTGCTAATACTTTGGGGAGATTTCTCCCCGACAGGACTTTCTGTAAGCATAGCGTGCTGTGCTTACGGGGCAAGCCTGCCCATACAACAACTCTCAAGGAGAAAATCATGAGCAAAAGAAATCTCAACCTCATCAAACAGGTCATGTTCCACGCCTATCGTGAGGCGTGTCGTAACAATCGCCCCATGTCAATCATCATTCGTTGAAAGGAAACCATCATGCCAACTCGTGACATATTCAACTACTACATTCGTCTTCGTGACGTGCAACTCATGTGCTTCCAACGCAAGCGCAAGTCATGGGCGAAAGCCCTAGGCGTGCAACTCAAAGACTTGCGTGAAGAATTCCCTCACCTCAAATCATACGACTAAGGAGTCCACCATGACCGACAACAAGTTTCTCATCTGCTGTTTGACCATCTGTTCTTGCGTAGCCCTAGGCGCTGGCTTCGACACAGACGGGCATTACCTACGCCAAGCACTACTCGTGTTTGCAGGCTACACCATCGCTGGTGTTTTCTTTTTCATCAACTCATCTGAGGACTAATCATGCGTAATCTCATACAGCCCATCACCAAGGAGGTGGGCATCATCACCATCAGAGGGCGTGACTACCATATGCAGACCATCAGCTATGGCTCACAGAATCAGGTTCATGTATTCCGCAAGGGTGCGCTACATCTGCGTGGTCTTGTGTTCAACACACAGCAGGAATACGAGGCGTGGCGTAACGGGATGCACCAACTCGACCTACCATTTGGGGAGAAATCTCCCCAAAGCCATCAATAATGAAGATTATTTAGGCAAAAAACAAGACACGGCCAAATGTCCAACACTACAACCCGTGAACTAAGATGCGTGTAACCCCGCAACCCGCATCCACGCTAGCGTTCCGCAAAAACTGTCCTATCTATCTATCTATTTAATATATATTTATATATATAGATGTGTGTATTAGGGGGTGCTCATTCTTTTTCTTTGAGACACTTTCTTTTTTTGTTTGGCTATAGCCGTTCAGAAACAAGATAGATACATCGGACACTTTTCCTGCTACACTAGCATTGGTGCGGCTTCACAGCCTACAC